TTTTTTTTTTTTTTTAAAAATAAGGTTTTGTCAATTACAAAACGAAGTCAGAAGCTTCAAATCTTTCATCCCGCATTATATGCTTATCAGGATCATTAATGTGCATATCAAGCAATTTCCTCTTAGAAGGAAAACCATCTTTTAATTCAGACAGAGGAATCCCGCATTTTTTAAGCATATTATCAAGAGATTTACCAGTAAAAGAATCTCTATACCTAGTGACTAAATCAAAAAAATCACTAACACCTAAAGCTGCCATATTACGAGTATACATAAAATAACAAAAATCATATGATAAGGGGTTAGTACCAAAAGAATCATAAACCATCCCTATAGCAGCTAAAATATAATCAACAGTAGTACGAGAACTACCATCACCATGAGCATATTTTTTAATAATTTTGGAAAAGTGCCTATACGGTAAAACTTTGGGCAAATCTTTCCTAGTAGTGATTAGGTCTCTATCAACAAAATACTTACTTAAAAAAACACAATTAGATACCTGCAAATCACCACCAACATGATCAGGAACTGATAAAAAATTCTTAGTTTCTTCTAAATCTCTCATTGTCATTTGAAAGAACTGCTCAACAAAATCAGCATATAAATATATATTAATAATATCAGTTAATCTATCAGGAACACACCACAAAGAGTCATCACCATAAATATAAAAAAAAAAGTTGCTCTGATATTAAACAATTATTAATATCAAGCATTCTAGATGGATACTGATTGCCCTGATGAAAGAAAAAGAGAATCATAGTAAACATTACTATCCATGAGTCTCCATGTGATGTTTCATAAGCACCAGAAGGCATCCCACCATATATAGTTTTCCAAACATCAGCATATAAATGTACAACCTTAAAAGTCAAATTAGTCGCTACCATCTGTAAGAATTTCTCAAAAACATCATAATCACCTTCATTTTTATAATAATATCTAGTAAAAACACTGTAGATCAACAATAAATGCGCTTTAATAGAGGTATCTAATGCTGAAAAATCACCGGTATAATAAGTATACCCTTCTTCATTATAATGCATTCTATTGGCAATGTTATTAGCACCTCCATTCCAATATGAAATACCAATGGCAATATGATTTCCTCTTTCAATATTTTGTCTAAAACCATGAACCATTCTTTGCGATATTGCCAATACAGCACCAGGAATATTAACGGTTCTCATTTTATTAGCAGCCTTATATATCTCAGCCAGAGTCATACCTGCAATAATTTCATTCTTAAAAACAATACTCCAAGCTCTATCTCTAAGCACCACAGGTTCACCACCAACTGCCAGATTTCTCATTTTCCAAATCTCTTGAATGGCATATTCCATTTGTAAATACTTATTACCACCATGAGTGACCCTATACTTAACACCATCAATAACAAATTCCTTAACACCACCAGGTTTAAGACCACTAGAACTACCAAGAGGTACATTTTTACTTTTCTCTAATTCATTCTCAAATTTCCATATTTTAGATTGCTTAAAACCTTCAACTTTTAGCAGTTTAACTATCATAGAAAGAACCCTACTAGTGTAAGCACCAAGAAATTGTCCAACACCATTCATAGTGTGAGTAGGTTTCTTCAATTTCTCGACAACTGGAAAAAGCTTAACATTGAAATTTTCTAAGGAATAGCTTAAATTTGGAGTACCATTAGACAAGCCGCCATATACTTTATTAAACACAGATAAAGTCTTCAAACAAAGGACTAATAAACTATCCACCTTTGTAGGAGCCCAAGGTAAACCCATAGTACCATCAAGGCCCTTAATTTGACGCAAGCCACCTTTCCTTTCATACATAGCTTGCCACACATTATCTTGAAAAAACTTGACATTTATATCTTTCCTAGTTATCATGCGCATATAATAAATATCAAATGCCTTATAGTACATAGCTATATCTAAATTGATAACAACACTACTCTCACTGGGTTTACGATGTGTAATAAAATAAGGACTAATACTTCTAACATTCATGCCTTTAAAATCATGTACTCTAATTCTCAACTCCTCATCCTCTATAGCATAATTAG